GTGAAAGTGGGAAATAAAGCTGCGTACTTACGAAAGCGTACAAGTGGTTCGACCACCGTCTACAATGATCAGAATACGTACGTGCAGAACTATAGCTGTAGTGATACAGCTTATAGGCTCTACGCGAACGGGTCTTCTGGCATTGCTTTTGGTGAATCTCGCTACATGGAAGATTTCGTTGTACCCAACTTTGCCCGTCGGAAAGCCGCTGGCGAGTTTATCGACAACGGTATGTACTCCTCCTATGGCAAAACAGTCGCCAACGAGGGGGTATATAAAATTCAGACGAACGCCAATTCTTGTTCCTCGCCCGTTTTGAAACGGATCTGGACTGAGATTGGACACACTTTCACCGGCGCTGCAAGAGCTGCCCTTGGAGAAGCATACGCTTTTAGAACAAAAGCGGACCTTGGCATCTCTTACACCGTCCTTGCTGACGAGGTCTGGGCCAATGTGATGGCTGGCCGTCAACGTACTGGGAACGCGAATTATATCGAGTCCCTAGCCGAGATGGATCAGTTACATCATATGGTCGGCACTCCTCTTGAAAACGCCTCGAAATTTGTGAGTAGCTTTGTTAGAACTGCTCGCAGAAAGAAAGGTGTCGCCAAGTGGTATGCTCACGGAAAAGAGGGTTATACCTTCCTCGCTTCAGAGTGGCTTCGCTTTCGTTACGGGATTCGTCCCGTAATTAGCGATGTCGCTGCAGCAATGAAGAACATGGAGAAGGGCTGGCCAAAGAAAAAGATCAGAGTCGTTTCCCGCGCTAAGCGGAGCGTTTCTGCTTCCCAAACTTTGACCGGCACTTTCAATTACGATCAAATAACGATCACCTACCGGCTCGTCAGAACGCGTACATATCTCATTCGTGGTTATTACTACGATATGTTTATGCCTACGTTCTGGAATTCTTTGGGTTTTAACCTTCAGAATATCCTTGGCGTTCCTTGGGAGTTGATTCGTTATTCTTTCGTCGTTGATTGGTTCGCGAATGTTGGTGATGTTATATACGCGAACCTGCCCCGTGTTGGTGTCGACCCACTTGGCGGCAACTTGTGCACGACGGATACTGTTATTAATTTAGCAGCTCCGACAAGCTCTGTTGCTACCAACCCTGCGGCCTACACGCTCCTATCCGCGCCTTCGGACGTACTGGTATGGACCAGTATTACGAAGCTCCGCGGCGCCCAGCACTCCGAGAACGTTAATCTCGTTTTTAACCAAGATTTTGGTTTGACGGGATATAAACGTGCTTGTGATGCAGCCGCTCTGATTTCTCAGTGGCTGGATCGTGTCAGGTTTGCCTGACCGAGTGTTGTATTCCTGATACGATATCAGGTTCCCTAGCATCTGGCAATTTTGCCAAACTTTCTAAGGTAGATACCTTATGACTATGACTGTCAATGCCAAGACTTATACCGGAAATGGTTACGGCGCAAATGCCGTGACGTATCTCGGCCCGGCTCATACTGTCTCCCTCGCGGATGATATTCGCTTGGGATTCACTTTGCCGAAGCCGACTACGTCGTTTTCCGGTGTCGGTCGGTCCAGCGCTAAGCTCACACGGACGCTTACACTGACGGGGGCGCTTACCACAACTGGTAATGCGATCCTTGATATCAGTGTTAGCATTCCCGTAGGGGCTGCCGGTGCAGACATCGACTCGTTGATGAACGATATGGGTAGCTTTCTTTCGAACGCTACTGCCAAAACCTTCGTCAAGAATCAACAGATCGCCTTTTAATTAAGGAGTACCTGTGAACTCAAAGACCTTGGTTCGCATTATCATCATGTTGGTGATAGTGATTATCGTTCTTTCCCTCGGGATTCGTCTCGAGGGTTCACTTCAGCTGAAAGGAAATCGTAATGAAATCCCACCAACTGTTGTCACTCCGACGTCGGGTCAACAGTGAACTGAAGAAGAGCTCTTGGTATAACTACCAGAAATTTCTTCAGAAACTGTTAAGTTCCACAACTTCCCCTGTTGCGCAAAGTCTGAAGGTCTTCTTTGACCGTAAAGATTTCGTTGCACTCGTGGAGGAAGCTGATTCCATTTCGTCGACAGTGTACGCGACGGCGGCCGAGCATCGGCTTGCGAATCAGTTGTCGCTCGTTATTCGGAAATATCCTTTTCCCAAAGGGGTCGTAAACTACGAACCTAGGGAGAAAGCTATACGAACTTTCTTGACTAGTGAGAGGAAATGCTCGCTAGTTAATCGGAAGTTTCGTCTCTTCGATTCTTTGAGGAGTCCGTATGAGTCGGATCTTAGTTTGATCCGTTCTTATATCAAGTACGTCCTTGGGCCATTTCGGCTCTCGAACGTCCTTGAGGCTTGCGACTTTGGAGCTGGCGCTAGTATCGGGGTTCACGGAAATGCTACCAATATGGCGAGAAAAATTCTCTCTCCGCGTTGGTCCGTTACCCCGAGCGCTTTCTATTATGCTCAGGCTGCTTTGAAAGAGGATGCCCTTATCTTCGAAGGTTTAACTTCGCAGTGCGGGACCCCCTTCTATAGCGTCGATGCAGATGCGTTTAATTGCGCATTTGTTGAGAAAGCCAGCATCGTGGATTACAACAAGATCTCGTTCGTACCCAAGACGGTTAAAACCGAAAGGACAATAGCCGTCGAGCCACTACTGAATGGTTTTCTCCAAAAAGGTGTCGACGTCTTTATGCGGAAACGTTTAAAACGCGTCGGTATCGATCTGGAGGACCAGGCCGTGAATAGGAGGCTTGCCCGCGAGGGCAGTCTTCCTTCTACGGACCCGTATGTTACAATTGATCTTTCTTCTGCTAGCGATAGCATTAGTATAGGTCTCTGTCGTAACATACTTCCTCCTGAATGGTTCGATTATCTCGACTCAATCAGGAGCAAGAGCTTCAAGCTTGGAAAGGACGTCAAAGTCTATTCTAAGTTTTGCTCTATGGGTAATGGCTTCTGCTTTCCACTCGAGACGCTGATTTTTGCGTCGGTCTGCAACGCCGTCTATCGTGAACGTAACCTAACGGCTGATTTCTCAGTCTATGGTGACGATATCATACTTAGGCAAAGCGTTGCGAACCAAGTGATCAAACTGCTAGGTCATCTTGGTTTTAAAACCAACACGGGAAAAACCTTTTTACAGGGCAATTTCCGTGAATCTTGTGGTGCAGATTGGTTCAGCGGTGAGGACGTTCGTCCCATCACGCTTGATTATGCCTTCGATTCTATAGAAAGCATTTTCAAGTTCTCTAACATCGTCCGTCGCAAGCCTGCACTCTCGTGCATGCTTGGTGAGTGCCTCGATTTCCTTGAGTCACTTATACCTCAGGAGCTCTTCTTTTGTCGCCCATTTATGGGTAACAAGGATTCTGCCCTTGAGGTCACGTTCGATAGGTTTATGGCTTCGCCCTACTCCAGATTCGATCTAAAAACTCGTTCCTGGACTTGGGTTGAGCTATTAACCCAACCTGTCGGTGATAAACCGATCGGATTTGTTAGAGGCTACTCAGTAGTGTTGATGAGGGGTGCCTTGACAGGCAGCAAATCTTCAAACCCCTTCACTGTTCGACGAAAGTCGAGTACGAAAATACGCAGAATCTCTCATTGGGGTATCTCTGATCCGATTCTTCACCGGATCTCGGACCATTCGATGAGTGGCGTATTCCGCCTCCTGTCAGAAGCCAGAAATGGCTTCGAAGTGGCGGCTGCCTAAGATGTAATTTGTCTTTGGCTTTCGGGCTTACCTTCC